TATTTTCCAACCGTGAACTTAAGGCCGGACGGGGATACCCCAACGAAGGCCGACGGACCGCCAACGACGTCGACGATCACGTTATCCGGGTCGAGCCCCTGGCGCTTGGCGATAGAACCGAATTGTTTCGCGCGCAGGTCGTGCTGGCCCTTCGATCCCATATAGATCTTGTTAGCCTGGGAAATCAGTTGCTTGCGGGCCTCCTCGGACATCTTCCCCTCGCCGATCACCCGGTTGTAGAGCCCGCGCACCGCTTCCGGAACGCCGGCGGCATTCTGCGCTGTCGCCTGCTCGCCCTCTCGGACGACCGACGGCGGATCGAGCATCTTCATGAACGAGAACACCAGCGCCAGGTCGCCGGCGCCGGACTTGTCCAGATTGTCGATGCGGGTCTTGAAGTTCCGCACCGTCATGAAGTCCTTGCTCTCCTTCAGGAAATCGTCCCGAAGCGAGTTCTCGGCCTGTACCTTCTGACCCTTGTCCTTGAAGCCGGCGTTCTCGTCCGCGACTCCAGCCTCGGCTAGTGCTTTGGCCGCGGCCGCCTTTTTTACGCCTGCCGCTTTGCCCTCGGCGCCGGCGGTTTCCTCCAGCGTCGGCGCACTCAGCATCGCGCCGACCTGGGCATCGAACGCGGCCGGGTCGCGGCCTGTTTTCGCAGCAATCCGCTTGGCACTGTCGAGCAGCGGCGCGATTGCCTTCTGGATCAGCGCCGGGTCGCGGCCCGCCGCCACGCCGCTTTTGATTGTCTCTCCGACGAGGGTCATGGTCTCGGCGATATGCTTGTCGGCGACGGCCGCGCCTTCCCGGGAGGCGGCCCGCGCCGCGTTCCGCTCCGACAGGGCCTGCGCCCGCTCGCCAAGGCTGATCTCGGACTTGTTCTTGGCCTCGGTTAGGTCGAGCGCGCGGGTTCGAAGTCCGAGTTCCTGCGCCAGTTGCTCGCGCTGGATTGCCCGCTTGTCGAGATCCGACATGCCCTCGGCAACGCCGCCGAGAAAGAAGCCGTTTGCCATCGATTACCTCATCCAAACGAAGGTAGTTTGAAACCCTTGAAGGAGTCGCCGAACGCCTTCGAAACCGGGCCGATGACGTTTTCGCCAAAGAACTTGCCCTTGGCCGCCTGCTCCTTGGCGGACAGTTCGGCCTCGAGGCGAGCGTTGGCGCCGAGCTGCTGGGATGCTCCGGCCGCCAGTTTTGTCGCGACGTCGGCCTGCAGATTGAGCTCGTTCAAACCGGTCTCGAACTGGCCGCGGCGGGCGGCGAACTCCTGCTGGATAAGCTGGTTGGTCGCTTCCAGTTCCTGCAGGTAGGTCTGGGCCGTCTGCGTCGCGGTCTCGGCGCTGGCCTGTTCCTTGGCGCGGGCGAATTCGATCTCCGCACGGGTCAGAGCGTCCTGGCCGAACGATGAGCCCTGCACCCGCCGGCGTGCCATGTTCTCCCGAAGATTGCCGATCGCGGCCTTTCGCGCGTCCTCGATCTGCTGCAGCCGCGTGCTGCCGAGTTGTTCGAACGCGCTGCGGATCCTTGACGCCCCTGGCGCCACGGTGCCGCGAAGACCGGATAGCGCGTCCGCCTCGCTGCCGAAGCCTAGCGCCAGCCTGTTCACCAGCCCCAACCGATCGGCGCTCGGCGTGATCGCCAGATTGTCGCCTTCCAGGCTCGACGAAAGCCCGCCGGCATTGATGCCCGTCGGCTTGAAGTTCTTCAGGTTCTCCGTGGGCGATTTATCGTCGCCGCCAAATAGTTTGCTCAGTCCGAACGATGCCGCGGAAGACGCTACTGCCGGGATCGCAGCCGTTAGAAATGACATAGGCTATACCCTCGTCTCGAACACGGCTGCCGCGCGGCCGGGCACCGCCACCTGCGACGTTCCGACCCGCCGCATGATGCCGTGCATACAGCAAATCTCGTACAGCCGTTTATGGTCGTCGATCGCAAAGCCAATGCAGGGCATCTGCCGCCGCATCGCATCGAAGAACGCGACCGTGCCCTCAATGATGTTGCGGCCCGTTGCCCACGGAAACCAGGCGATGCCGCCAACGATCATGAACGGAAGCAAAGTGTCTAGCTTGCCTAGCACCACGCCGGCCGGGATGAACCCCTTCCGCGTTTCGGCGAGCACAATCCACCCCTCGCTGTAATGTTGCGCCGCGGTATCAAATGCTTCCTTGAACTGATCCGGGTTCATCTCGCCGTCGGCGAACGCTGCCCCCATCGAGGCAAGCGCGCCTTTCTTGTACGAGGCCCATAGGTATTTCAGATCGTCGGCTTCCAGCGGACGAACCTGCGTCCGGCGCGCGAGCGTCTTCTTCAGGCGCCAGTTCTTTTTCGGGCCTGCAACGATATTGCGTTCGTGCTTCACGATGCTGCCGTAAATCTCAAGCCGATCTCGTTGAACCTGATGTCGGTCGTCCCGGTGACGCTCATCCTGATCTGGAAGTCGCTCGCCTGTCCTGGCGGCAGGAACTTCTGACGGATCAGGCGGTTTTCGAAGGCGGTACCGAAGTAGACGTCGCCACCGAAATAGTAGTCGCCGCCGAAATGAGCGCTGTCCTCATCGAGCCCTGGAAGTTCGATGGTGATCGCCTCGTCGAACGCGGTCTGTCCCGCATATTCGAATGTCATTGTCAGCGTCGCCGCGGCGTTCTTGTGATACTTGATGTAGCCTTCGATCTTGTTGAACTCGGTGTCGAGCGGCGCCGAATAGAGCTTCGTCAGCCATTCTTTTTCGATTTCGGCTGATCCGCCGTCACCGTTCGCGCCGGAACCTTCCATCCGGTAGAAGTTGCCGTCGGCATCGCCCATGAACACGTATTCGAGCCCGTCAAGCGGATCGAGCATCGACATGACGAATGTAGGACGGAACGCCATCGGGTGATCCGTCACCCACCGCATCCATGGCGACACCTGCCCGCCGCGCATCGCCGTGTTGACGACCCAGACTTCAGATTCTCCTTCTGGAAACAGATAGACGCGGTTCAGCCTCGAATTGTAGACGTTCGTCCAGCCGGTGAAGGACTGTACCTGATCAGCCACGTTCGTCGTCAGATCGTTGGCCTCGCTGTCGCCGAACTTGTCGGTGTCGGTCAGGCTTTCGACCCGCCCCTGCCGGCCGTAGATGATGTCGTTGCCGATGTAAGCCAGAGACTCCACGCCAGAGGCGGCAGAGCCGGCATAGAACTCCTCGAACGCAAAATCCTTGGCCGATCCGCCGGACAGGTTGAACAGCCGTCCCTTCTCGGTCGAGAGAATGGTCGTGCCGAACGCCTCGACATGGCCGTTGATAGGCTTCAGGTCCGGCGTCAACAGGAAGAACGGGTCTTCCTCTGATAGTGCCGATGCCGGACGATCCGCGACGGATATCGTCTGATAGTCGCTCCGTGTCGACCCGACCATCATGTGCGGGAACGTTCCGCCGCTGTCCCTGATGTGGCTGAAAAGCGCGCGCTCATCCGAAATGGCCAGATACTTTGCGTAGAACGTCCCGAACGCGGCAGACGAGGCCGAGCCATTGAGGAAGGAGACATCGGAGAATGTTGTGCCGTCCCACTCCTTCACTACCTCGAGCAGCGACAGGTCGGTAATCAGCACCTTGTCGTCGAGCGTCCAGTTGTGCGACCGCCAATGGCCTCGCAGCTTGGCATTTGAGTTCACCGTGCCCTTGAGGGTGAACCCGGTCTCTCCATCCCACTCATAAACGGAGGCGCCGGCCTGCACCAGCACCGACACCGTTCCGTCCGACTTCAGCAGCGTGGCGCCGCCCCTGATCTCTGCCCCGTTAGGCACAGCGCCGATCAGGTCAAAGGGTGGCCGGTTGCGGAGTTCGCGGTTTTCCGCATCCAACAGGAAGTTATGGCCGTCGGCAGCCTCGCGCGGATCGATCTCGTCTTCGCTCGCGCGGGTATGCAGCCCGCCGCCGAACTTGATAACGACGTCAAGATCCTTGGGTCGAACCTTCTGCGACATCAGCGCGGCGACCAGGAATCACGAGGCAGGATTTGCGTCATCAGCGTTGCCGCACGGCCAAGGTCGATCTTGTATAGTTCGCCGTCGAACTCGTTGCGGCGCTCGCGCTTCCACATCTGCACCCACACGGGAACCATCGCCCGAAATACAGCGTCCTTGAACGGCACCGTATCTGCGGCCAGAGAAAGCACCAGTTCCTTGTCGTACTGATAGGTGTAGACACGGCCGTTCTCGACGCTGGTCGGGGCGCGATCGAGATGGAGTTCGCCGTTCACCGGGTTGATCGCGGCGTAGACCGGCAAGCCTGTATCATCCTGCTCCGGATCGGCGATCAGCATGGCGTTGTAGCCGCCCGGGTACTGATGCAGGAACTGCGTATTCGTCTTGTCGACCATCGGCCAGCGGAGGCGGATCAGGCCAGCGGCCAGTGCGTAGCTACGGTCTGCGGTCGCAAGCGTGACGGTGCTCTCACCCTGCCCGTTCGGCTTCGCGACGTTCGATGCGGCATAGAGTTCGTCGATACCCTCGTTCACCACCTGCACGGCGACATCGATTGCCACCTGCCGAGCGGAGTCGGTCAGCGTCGTGAGTAGTCCGGAGTCGCCGGCGATCAGGCCGACGCGCTTCAGGATCTCATTTGTGGCGTTAAGCAGCGTCTTTGCCATGTGCTTCCACTTTGGCGCGCAACGTCTCGATGTTGTCGCGGCGGTCGACCTTGATCCCGAGTTGCTTCGCCTTCGCGCGCCATTCGTTCATCGGGTTGTGGCGCGGCGGCTTTGGAACCTTGCCCTCGTCGCGAAGCTGCTGCTGCTGTCGCGCCCACTGTTCAGCCAGGTCGGCGGTCGCATCTCGCTCGACG